CGGCGTCGACAACGGACACCACCGACTACAGCTACGCGAGCGTGGACACGTCCGGGTCGTCCTACCAGCAGCCGGCGGCGCCGACCTTCGCGCCCATGAGCAACACGCCGTTCAGGTCCTACACGACGCCGGCCTTCAACACCGGGTACAACTTCCCCTACTACGAGAGCGGCTACAGCTACTTTCACGGCTGCCCGGACCCGGCGAGCGTCAACACGACGATCTACCCGGTGTCCTATCGGCCGATCCATGCCGTGGCGCTGATCGCGCTCGTGGGGCCGACGGGCACGGCGAACGCGGAGCTCCGAACCTGGGGCGCGTCCTACGTGGTCGACTATGACGGCTTTTTCCTGGGCGAAGGCACGTCAACGGCGCACGTGACCGGCGGGCACACGATCATATCGGTAGCCGCGAGCGCCACCGCGCCGGGGCGCCGGGCCTCGTGGAAGCGGGCGGACGCCGGCGGCGACCCCTACTGGAACAACAGCCGCTATCAGGCAAGCGATTGGCCGCCGCCGTCGACGGGGCCGCCGGACCGGCTTGAGTCCACCTCCGCGGCTGTATGGGTGGGCGCCTACTCGCGGGATCGCGCCGTGTACGAGGCGGCGAAAGCGGCCATCGACACGACGGCCGCCCGCGACTCCTTTAACTCGTGGGTGGCCTCGAACACGGTAAGCCCCTGGCCCAACGTCCCGCCGGGGCCGGGCTCCGTCGACACGTCCGGGCAGGTGCCGTCCGACCCGACCTCGTGGCCCCAATACTGGTGGTCGCAGCTCTACGATGCGGGCTACGCGCTCACCTGGCCCATGACGCTGCTCTCACAGGGCGCGACGCCGGGCGCCGGCTGGCTGCCGAGCTGGGCGACTTCGAACGCATCGAACGGCGCCGGCTATGGCGGCGGTTTCTCGGGCGGCGACACCGGCGGTGGCGGGGGTGGGGGAGGGTCGGCGTGGTGACGCCGCTCTGGATGCTGATCCCGCTCGCGCCGGTCGCCATCGTCTGGAACGATGTCGACCACATGGGCACCCTCCCCTACAGCTTTAATGCGGTGCAGCGCGGGGCGGCGGTCATGCTGAACGAGATGCTGACCAACATGCCGGCGGCGCCGCTGTTCGTGTTCGGGATCGGGGGCGTCGTCGTGCTCGGCGCCCTGGCCTTTTTCAGGCGACTCTAGGAGGTAGAGAGCATGGTCACGAAGGCACCCGGCAAGATCGCGATGGCCAACGGGCTCGTGATCGAGGTGCTGCGCGCGCGCGGCGTGTACCTGTACCACCGCTACGGATTCGACTTCGACCCGAAGACCGGCAAGCTCTACTTCGAGCACAGCGAGATCGATCTTGCCCGGCGGGTCATCCCGACATCGGGCTGGATGACCGGCGACGAGCTCAAAGACTACTGGACTAGCTGAGCTGATGTTCGAAGCCATCGCAGCCTTCGCGCTCATCCTCGGGCCGATCCTCTCGGCCATAGGGTCGTTCCTCAGCTTCGTTCTCAAGGTGATCGCGATCCTCCTGCTGGGCGCCCTCGTGCTCGCCATCGTCCTGTTCCTCCTGCCCCCGGTGCTCGGCGCGGCTCGCTCGCTCGGGGTCGCGGCACACAGCGCCTTCCTGGCCTCGTGGGTCGAGCCGATCCCGACGCTCGTGAACGGGCTCTCCGCCGGCCAATGGGGGGCGCTGGCGCTCATCATCGGCGCGGTGCCGGCCATGTACGCGGCGTGGTGGATCTACCGCATCCTGCGGTGGTTCCTGTGAGCTTCTGGCCCCTAGTCGCCTACGGCGGCGTGTGCTTCGGCGTGATCCTCGGGGCGCTTTGGGCGTGGTGGGTGCTGGCGGGCCGGCCGTGACCATCGAACCGGACCTACGGACGATTCTCGGGGGCTACCCGGAAGGCCACAAACCGCCGTCGGGCTGGCGCCGGCGTCCTCCACGGCCCGAGCTCCCTATCGTGGGCGTGTGCGGGCCTCGCGGGTCCGGCAAGACCCTGTACGCCGTCGGCCGCTACATCCTGCCCGCGATGCGCGCGGGCCTTGCCGTGGCGGCGCAGATCGACGTGCACGATCCACGGACTGCTGAGCACGTCCGCCGGCTCCACGATTGGGCGGATTGCCTGAGCGTGGAGGACGGCTGGCTCCTGATCGACGAAGCGCATCGCTGGGCTCCGTCGCGCGAGTGGTTCTCGCTCCCCGAGAACGCCCGCGCGCTCTGGGCGCAGAGCCGCAAGTACGGCCTCGGCATGGTCCTCACCTTCCAACATCCGGGCCGCATCGATCGCGCCATGCGCGAGCTCATCGACGAGCTCTACTGGATCGAGCCGGTGAAGCTCGCCGGCAGGCGGACTCCGTACTACCGGGTGTGGGCGGTGCCGCTGACCCAATCGCTCGTGACGCTCGGAGCTCTCCCCGACGGCGGCACGAAGCGGCTGTGGCGCGCTCCGAACGACGCCTACGACGCTTACGACTCATGGCAGGAGGTCGACCCTCCAACGTCACGCGTCACGCTAATAGATGCTCAGAATGTCACGCGTGACGCGGTACGCGCTGAATGGCGGCGCATGCTGGCCAGGGACCGGCAGAGGCGTCGACGCGCAAAACTCGCCGAGCAACAGACGGCCTAGCCTCGCCCATACGCACCGCCGATCCGAACGCCCGCCTAGCCGGCGGCGAGAGCGCCGTCAGAGGGTGAGGCGTCAGAGCGCGGGTGGCTTGCCGCGCACCTTCCAGAAGCACACTCAAGAGACCGCCGCCCCGGGCTAGCCGGGGGGAGCAACGGCGCACGTCGGAAGGGGTAACACCGGGCCTGGACCCGTGGCCTAGCGGCCGACGACGAGCGCACGTCCCCCGACTGGGCGGCCCCTGCCCCGAGCGGCAGGCGGTGACGAGCGGCGTCCGATCTGCCTCCACCAGAGCTAGGCGGAGGGCGCGATCCCCCATGGGAGCGACCGCAGGGAGCGGAGGGGCGGCATCGACTGACGTGACCTCGGGGAAGGGATGAAGTTCAAGACTTGCCGCTAGCGCTTGTGTTCACAATCACAAGCGTTAAGCCAGGTCAGACGGGTGTGGTAGAATCGCACGATGAGGACCGGCGCCAATCGGGGGATCGTCCTGCTCGGCCTCACTCTCCTGCTCTCGAGCGTCCCGACGGCTGCGGCGGCCTTCACGATGCAACCGACACCGACGGGAGCGGTCTTCTCTCGCTCAGCGGGCGACTCCACAGCTACGGTGTGGGTCGGCTACAGCTCGGGCAGCGGTGACGCCTTCCTCCAGACGACAGATCGCGCCGGCTTCCCGAGCAACAACAGCACGACGACCGGCGTGAGCGCCGACGGGCTCGTGATCTATAGCGCTACCTATTGCAAGGCGCGCGTCGAGATCAGCCACGACGGCACCACGCAGGTGTTCTTCGCTGCGTGGCCGGCCGCGTGGTCGGGCAGCCCCATGCGCCTCGCGTCGGCGCCAGCGTCCGTGGCCGTGTCAAACGTCGCCACCGTGACCGGGATCGGGGCGCCGACCGCCGGCGTCATGGCTGTGTGGGCCCTAGCTGCGGGGCTGGTCCTGATCTTCGGCTTCGTCCTGCCGAGAAGGATCATCCGAGAGCCATGACCACCTTCCTCGAGGGCAGCATCGCCGGCTTGCTTTCGCTCTTCGTTCTCGTCACAATAGCGACCATCTACCGCTGGCTGCGGGGGGGATGAGTGTGGACGCTCTGTCCGTCGTCTGGGTTCTCGGCACGATCCTCATAGTCCTCGGTGTCGGCCGGCCCTCATGACGTTCACCCTCGCGCTCAGACTCGTCGCCGCGGTCCTGATCCTCGTGGTCGTGGTGATCGTGGCCCTGGGCGTGTGGCTCCGATGGGACTACCGCCCGTGACGGCCGCCGACTACCTGAGCGTGCTCACTGGGGCGTTTCAGGCCGTGCAGCCGCTCGTGCTCGTGCTCTTGACCTGGGCCTTGATCCTGAACTTCGCCACCTGGGGCATCGAGATCCTACGCAAGGCAGGTGGCGAGTGACCGTGGACTTCTGGGGCGCCGTCGCGCTTGAGTTCGTGATCGTCGGCGTGATCCTCGCCTTCGCGTTCAGCGGCACGGAGCGGCCCTAGATGGTGCTCGGGTATGACCTCACGGGCAACCTGTGGCCCTTAGTCGGGACCGTGACCCTGTACGCGCTGCCCTTCCTCGCGCTGGCCGTGGGCCTGACCCTGCTCGATAAGCTCGTCCGCCTGGTGTTCGGATGGCCGCTCACCGACGAGGACGAGGGAGCCGCCGGCGGCGGCGATGGACTACCTCCACCGCCGCCGCCGCCCCAGCGGCCGCCGAAGCAGCCGAAGGTGACGGAGGGGGCCGAAACGCCGCTGGGCTCGGGCGACGCTGCGACCGAATCAAGCTACGCGGCCGGTTGGGGCGAGGAGTCCCAGGCCGCCGGATCGGGCGACTCTGCCGATACGACGACGAGGACGCACACATGGTCATAGATCACCTTCGGGCGCCGAGGACCGGGGACCGCTTTGTCTGTGAGCGGAGCCGCCGCGCCGGCGCCCGAGCTCTACCATCCTGCCCCGGGGGGGAGGTGTTGGATCGATGGACGCGTCATTCACAATCCCGGCCGTAGTCGCTTCGGCCACGAGCATCATGCCGTACGTCGGCCCGATCCTGTTGCTGGCGGCAGGCGTGGTAATCGTGCGCTTCTTCGGCACGAAGTTCTTGGCGCTGCTCCGGTCGATCCGAGGCTGATGAACGTCTTTCCAGCAGTCGGCACGATCTTCTCCGGGGCGGTCACGTGGAGCGCCGAGATGCAGGTGATTCTCGGCACCGCGCTCGCGCTCCTGGCCCTCATGCTCCTGGTCAACATGGGCATGAACTGGCTTGGGGCGAAGGCCGCAGGCATGGGCCGCAAGAAGAGGTAGTAGCGGACCTGCCCGGCCCCGCGTGAGCGGCGCCGGGCAGGTGTCCTGTCAACGAGTCCCACGAGGCGACGATGCAAGCTGCCATGCAGGCCATAGTGGACGCGGCCCTGGGGAATCTACCCACGTACGCAGGCTACATGCTGCCGGTCCTGGCCCTGGTAATCGGCCTGATCGTCGCCTCGTGGGGCGCGAGCTGGATCAGGGGGCGCTGACGTGAAGAAGAACGGCCACAGCAACCGCTTCACGAAGAGGTACCCCCGGCGAGCGCGCCGGCGCCCCGACAAGCTGCGGGCGAAGCGCCGGCTGGTGGCGATGCGCGCGTGAGCGCGGCCTTTGAGGCGGTCGCCGCCTACGCGGTGAGCTACGTCAGCACGATCTTTCCGGCCATGTACTACGTGCTTGGGCTCTTCATCGCCTTGTTGATCTTCGGAATGGCCGTGAACTTCGTGCGCCGGATCGGGGGCTGACGTGGCGAGCGTGTGGACCTCAGCGATCAGCTCGGGCCTCGCGTACGCTTGGGGCTTCGTGCTGGACGCCGCGTCGGTCCTGGGCCTGATCCTGATCTTCGCGCTCGCCGGCGCGCTGCTCTCGCGGATCAGGCCGTGAGGATCTGCGCCATGTACAACGAGGATCCCCGTTGTACATCCCGGGGATCCCGTGGTTGTACATCCGGCGTGGCCACGTGGTTAGAAGTCGCGCCCCTCGGTCTGGGCGCGCTTCGTGTAGTCGCCCCAGATCTTGCGGATCTGCGCGACGTGCGCGCGCACGGACCTGGCTGTAGCCCAGTCCGAGTAGGACCAGCTAGCAAGCTCGCGCCGCCGGAGCTCTTTCGGATCATCCGTCTCTTCGGAGTCCCTCGCGCGTCGGTTGAGCTCGCTCTGGCAGGTCTTGGACAGGGCGAGGGCGGTGTCGGACAGCGCGCGCAGCGTCTCGTCGGTCAGGTGGTGCTCTGCGATGATCGGCATGGTGTCACCTCCTTCGGCTTGAGGCCTCGCATTGTACATCGGCGAGCTCGGGCTTGTACATTAGCGCGATCGGCCGATGGTACAAAGGAGGCCTCCGCATGCTGAGCTCGCTAATGATCGCCGGCTTCCCTGCCGATACTCACACCATGACCCTTCTGTACGCGCTCGGCGCCGCTCTCGTGCTCTTGGTCGTCCTGCGCGCCTCGCGCGCGGGCAAGGAACGCCGGCGCCACCAGGAGGCCATCAGGATCGCGCAGCTCGTTCTCGATCAGGTGGCCGGGGGCATGGAGGACCGCATCGCGGCGAACCTGGCCGCGCGGCTGGCCCCGCAGACGACCGAACCCCCACGCGCCGGCGTGGCCGCGGCTGGGGCACCCGGCGCGCGGCGGTGGGGGTTCGGTGGCTTGCGGGGCTACGATGCGCGACGGAGACACGCCCGATGAGCCGATTCCTGGGTACTCCCGTACCACCCGGCCCCTCAACGTGGCTTAGGCGCGCTCTGGCGGCCTCGCTTTGCGTGATTCCGGCCTTCGCCGCGCTCTGTTGGGCGCCGGCGCCGGCTCAGGCCGCGCTGCCGCCGTTCCTTCCGGTGCGGGCCGGGTCGTTTCCCGGCTACTCGGCCGGCCAGATCACCGCGCGCGACACGACGCTGATCGCCAACCTGGGCCACGTCCTGTCGATCCAGCTTCAAAGTGCCGAGATCAGCTCGATCGTCGGCATGCCGCTCGGGGCCGACTTCTCAGTCAACGCCTGGGGCGCGCACACATACGACGACCTGGACTACACGGTGCGGGCCGACGAGACGCAGACGACAACCGATGCGCCCTACCTGACGGAAGTTGTCATGTGGGCGACGCAGCAGAGCTTCCTGCTCTATCTTGGTCCCGGGCAACCGCTGAACGCCTACCCGGCGCGCCTCCTCCGCGATGCCAACCACGGCCAGGCGTCGATGGTGCGCCAGATCCGGG